CGGCGACGATCCGGCCGAGCCATTGCGTCCGACGAGGATGAAAGAGGGCGATCCGCTCAAGTTCCGCGACATCGACTTGTGGGAGCTATATTATAGCTTCAACAACCATGATGGGTACAAGATCGAGGAGCCATGGCAGCCCACGGACCATTACGACTACTACGGGGTCAAGGTTCACAAGTCGCGCGTCATGCGCATCGTTGGGATCAAGCCTCCGTCGTTCATTCGCCCGCGCCTTCGCGGCTGGGGCTTGTCCGTTATCGAATCCATGATCGCGTCGATCAACCAATACCTCCGCAGTAACAGCCTCGCTTACGAAGTCTTGAAAGAGTTCAAGGTCGACGTCTACAAGCTCAAGAACCTTGCCTCAACTCTCGCGGCGCTCGATGGCGGCGAGAAGGTGAGAAAGCGCGTTGAGCTCGCAAACCAGCAGAAGTCATTCCAGGACGCAGTGCTGCTCGACGCCGAGGACGACTTCTCGCAAAAGCAGATTACGTTCTCAGGCTTGGCCGAAATGATGAGCGAGTTTCGCCTGCAGATTTCAAGCGACATGCGCATGCCCTGCCTCAAGCTCTTTGGCGTATCGCCCAAGGGCGGCCTCAACAGTTCAAGCGAAGAAGAACTCGAGGTCTACAACGGCATGGTCGAGTCGGCCGAGCGCAACAAGTCGCGCATGCACATCAAGAAGATGATCGCGCTTGAGTGCCAGGTGCGTTACGGCTTTATCCCGACCGACCTATCGCTTGAGCACGCCCCTCTACGCGTGCTGTCGGCCGTGCAAGAGGAAGAGGTCAAGAACCACAAGTTCAACCGAATGATGCAGGCGCGAACGGCAGGCGAGATGGACTCCAAAGAGTTCAAAGAGGCCTGCAACCGCGAGAAGCTCNTGCCCNTNCAGGTNGACGTCAACCGCGAGACNTTGCAGATGGAGCCNGNGCCNGGNGANGANGGCGANGGCGGTGNAGAGAAGAAGGAGACCGAAAATGAGTAGAACGTTGCGTAAAGTGCTCGTTTACAGGCCAGTGGAAATTGGAATGGAAGAGTTGAAAGCCGGGGATGTTTTCAGCATGATTCCAGCCAATCACGAAGACCTCCAGTGCTACCTCGGCCTGTGCATTGCCAAGACTGACGGAAAGAAGATCGACGATGGCGTTTCAACGGCTGAGGTTACAGCAAATCCATTGATCGAAGGATCTTTCACGGAGGATGGCCATGTCTCTGGGTAAGACGCTTCGCCAGATCGAACAGGACGCAATTATTGCCGCGCTATCGCAACACGGCGGCAACCGCGGCGAGGCCGCCAAGTCGCTCGGCATCCCCAAGCGCACGCTCTCGTTTAAGCTTAAGCGCATGCGCGAGGAGGGCCTTGCCGTACCGCCGCCTGCTGCGCCAGTGCCACCTGCACGAAAAGCGCGAGATTCAGAATGCGAGCACAAGGTTTGGATAGTTCATGTGCAGCCTGGCTCTGCCTCTGGGCCTGAAGAGCGTACCGTTTACTGCGACGCCTGCTGGGCCGATCGCTTAGAAGAATAATGGGACAACGCGAGCTTGCACCACTACCTGAACGCCGCGAGTACCGAGAGGCGATCGAAAAGCGCTTGATTGCGCTTCTGCGCCGGGAGATTTACGAGCCCGTCGTGCGCGAGCTACAGGCCGTGCGCCAGGTAAAACTTACAAATGCGACAAGCGACGACGATGCCCGGGACCTGATCCGCGCCATCGCCGCGGGAAAGATCCAGTATGTCGACGGTCGCTTCGAGGGGCAATTCTCAGCCAGCACCTCAAAAGCCCTGCGCGACGCCGGCGCCGTTTGGGACCGTAGAACCTCAACATGGCAGCTTTCGGCTGCAAGGCTTACGCCCGACATGAGTACGGCGATCGGCGCGTCATACTCGCGCTTTAAGAAGCTCGCTGACCGTATCAGCGCAAAGCTCGAGGCCGTAAGCCCGCAGCTATTGGGCGAGCAGGTGAAGCTCGAAGGCGTGTTCAACTCTCAGATTTACCGCGTGAACCGCGACTTTGAGGCGCAGATCAAGGGAATCACAGTTGCGCCGCAGCTTACCGATGCCGACAGAGCAAGAATTGCGTCTCAGTACAACAACAACATGCGGCTCTACATCCAGACTTTTGCCGAGAAGGAGATCAAGAAGCTTCGCGACGAGGTGGGCATGCATGCAGCGGCCGGCGCGCGCTACGAGAGCATGTTCTCGATGATCCGCTCAAGCTACGACGTCTCAGTAAACAAAGCGAAATTCTTGGCGCGGCAGGAGACAAACCTGCTCATGTCGAACTTCCAGGAGACGCGCTACAGGAGCGCCGGAATGGACCAGTATAAGTGGGAGTGCGTTGCCGGCACGGGCGCGCACCCAGTGCGGCCTGACCATAAGTTGCTCGACGGTACGATACAGTCGTGGAGTAACCCGCCCATCACCAACCGCAGCACTGGTGCGCGCAACCACCCCGGTCGTGATTTCGGTTGCCGGTGCCGATCGCGCCCGATCATCAGGTTTTGAACAAGCGCAGATTCTGCGCTCGTATCAGAAACGTGTTGAGTCGGATTCTAGCCCGTGTGACAATTTCCACATTACGCAGTCCAACAACACTTTTCACGAGGTTCAAATCACATGAAGGGTAAATTCCTCTGCGCCGCACTCATGGCGCTTGCTTTCCTTACCGCGTCCATCGTTGCTACGCCTGATGCACACGCAACTGCTCCGAGCACGCTGAACGCCTACAGCTACCTCGACTATGGCGCCGCGCCGAGCGCACTCACCTACAACCAGCAGGGCGTCGCCTCTGACTGGGTTGCTCTCCCCGGCCAGCCCTCCCGCACCTTCCATCGCATCTGCGTGCAGGACACGAGCGGCAAGACAATCGCTCTCGGCAACGGCGCGAGCCCGTCGATCACCACTCAGCTGATCATTGCACCCCAGGTTGGACAGAGTGCGCAGGTTACCTGCTACCCGTTCGGTCTTTCGTACGGTGGCAGCTCGCAATCGATCTGGATCAAGTCCTACGCTGGCGGACAGGCCAATTCGGGCCAGAACGTCATCAACTTCCTGTATTAAGGCAATCCGACCACAACCACACTACTCGTGACGATGATCAGGAATGCGAAACAACTGCCCAAGGTCTACTACGGACGCCACATGGCGCCCGGCGTGGCCGAATATCGTAACAAGGACGGTTCGTATCGCATCCTGATCAACGAGGCCACGTGCAAGGCCATGGACCCGACCTTCCAGGGCCGCCCGCTCTTCGTCCTTCACGTCGACGAGGTCGATCTCAAAACCATCGAGCGCGACGCTGACGGTTGGGTGGTCGAGAGCTTCTACAATGCGGCCGACGGACAGCATTGGTCGAAGTTCATGGCCGTGACGGACGATGCGCACGATGCGATCCAGAAAAAATGGAAGCTATCGAACGCTTACCACGTCAAGAAGTCTGGAGCCGGTGGCCGCTGGCACGACGTTGAGTACGCCAAGGAAGTTCTCGAGGGCGAGTACGAGCACCTCGCACTCGTCCCAAATCCCCGCTACGAAGAGTCCGTTATATTGACGCCAGAAGAGTTCAAGCAATACAATGCTCGGAAACTCGCAGAGCTCGAAACGCTCCGGCTGGCCAACTCCAAAGACAAACCCAAGGGAGAACCCAAGATGAAAGTCTTCGCAAAACTGTTCAATCGCTCGTCCGTTGACGCCGCCGAAGCCGAGAAGCTCGCTGGCCTTTCGATCGAGCTTCCAAAATCCAAGCGCGAGGTGACGTTTGAAACGCTCGTGAACGAGGCCGATTCCACCGAGTCAGCTCGCGTGGCCAATGCCGCCGCAGAAGCCCGCGGCGAATTCCCGGTCGCCAACGAAAACCATGTCGTCGAAGTCGGTGGCGAGAAGATGATCGTCAAGGCGCTCGTCACCAAGTACGACGAGCTCGTCGCCAATGCCAAGAAGATGAACGAGGACGAGAAGGAAGAAGAGAAGAAGGACAAGAAGGAAAACGAAGGCGACGAGGACGAGAAGGAAAAGAAAGATAAGAAGATCAACGACGAGGAAGACGGAGACGAGGACGATAAGAAAATGTCTTCGAAGAAGAAGAACTCGAAGGAAGAGTCCGACGAGAAGAAAAAGAACTTCGACAAGCTCGACAACGCGCGCGACAACGCCGTTGAGAACTCCATCACCGTCGAAACCGCTCAGGACGGCGCCGCCCGCGGCCGCGCTCGCTACGGCTCGGAAGCGTAACCCTTAACCCACTCATAGGAGAGACAGACGATGGGTACCCAGTTCAACGGAACGCAGAACATTAACCAGTTTTCGCAGGGCCCGGTTCAGGGCGATCTCGACCCCTCTTCGGGCGTCGGTAGCGTCCTCTCGGGACAGGTCGACGTCAGCTCGGCTGGCGGACTCGTTGCCGGCCAGGCCGTCAAGATGGTCGACTCAGGCGGCGGCGTGCCGAAGTTCGTTGAGTGCGCGGCTGACAGCGATGACGTCTACGGCTTCATCAAGCGCAGCCTCAAGCAGGCCACCTTCGCCGTTGGCGACGCCGTTGAGGTTCTCGCCGGCCGTAACGGCTTCATGTACATGACGGCCTCGGCCGCCATTGCACGCAACGCCAAGGTCAAGATCGTCGTCGCCGGCCAGAA